TAAACAAATGAGTTCCTTTTTCGTATCCTCTGATAAAATCCAAGTCGGGCAAACTGATGTATCTGTTCCAAGCGAGAATGGACTTAATTATAAATCAGGGGGTAAGATTGATTTATATATCCCGCCCACATCTAAATTTGTAGATTTATCGCAGTCTCGTTTAAAGATGAATGTATCCTTCGCTTTACCTGCTGGTGTAGCACCTATGCGGACTCAGCTGGACGCACAGACGGGATTACACTCATTAATCAGATCTGTGAGGCTATTTTCTGGGCGAAAAACCGCATTATTAGAGGAGATAGAAGGTTATGATGTTTTAACTGCTCTACGCTTTGATTATGAAACAAATGATAATCTTAAAAAGAAACGTGCTTTAACTGAATGCTCTACTGATTATGATCCTGCGTGTCGTGGAACCCTCGGCACTACTAAGACTATTCAGGGTAATTGTTTCTCAAATCCATATTTCTCTACTATTACAGGTGATTCTCCTACATTAACAGATGATTTCAATGATTTTGATGATAATGAACTTAAAACTGTGAAGGGTGAATTACATTTAAATACTGGATTATTCAGAAATGAAGCAGTATTCCCTGCTCTTTTAACTGATGGTTTATTTATTGAAATTTTACTTCAAGAAAAGAAGAAGGTTTTCAGAAAATTAGATTCGGTAGCAAAGGATAGAACTTTAAGATTAAATCCTATGTTTCATTCTCGCACGGGTTCTGATACTGCTTCGGCTACAAGTGGTAGTATAGTGAATGCTGGAACATTTACATCGTTTTACACTACACGCGATAATAATATGACTTCTACGAATGTATTCCCATTTGTAGTCGGTCAAAAATTTTCTCTGGTAGATTATGATAATAAGGTTATTAATGGTTCAGTGGGAACTATTACACAAATAGAACAAGATACTAGTGCTTCTACTGCTCCTGCTAAAATTAAGATTACTCATAGTGAAATGACATCTAATTTAGGTTTTGATATCGGTGGAGCAAATGCTTCACGTGTATTTATGGTTGATAGGAGTGTAGATGAAGCATCTTCATATGATGTAGATTATACTGTTTCAGATGTAGAATTAATAGTAAAACAGATTCAGGTTCCAGATGGATATGAAAATAGTATGATGAGCATGATGAAGGAAGGTGGAACTATTAGTTATGATTATAGAACCTTCACTAATTACAGATATTCACAACTATTAGGTGATAATGTGGCGAATATTAGATTACCGCTTATTGAGAGTCGTGCTACGAGTATTTTATGTATCCCTACTGACGCAAGTAATTATTCAGGTAAGCAATTACTATCTGGAAGCACTACATATGTAGAACACGAAGATCCTGATGATGTTATAGTTCGCTCTGCTCGTAGTGGTTTAGTAGGTTTAAGTGATAATCTACAGGAATATCAGTTTATCTATGATGGTAAAATTAACCCGAGTCGCAAGGTTGATGTATCTAAGATTTCCGCAAAGAATAGTATTTCACAGCAGTGGTGTATTGAGGCCGAAAAAAGTTTAGCAATGGCGGATATTGAACCTCTTTCATTCAGGCAGTTTCAGAGTAATTTCTTTATCGGCAGGGCATTAGCACTCGGTAAAAACTCGGTATATGATGCTCGTGGTAAAGACTTTAATTTACAGGTAGAATATACAGGTGCGGATCAAACAAAGAATAAGCTCTGGAATAACTATGTATCTCATATTCGTCGCCTCGTAATCAAAAATGGTGGATTAGATGTTCAGGTTTAAAGTTAAGCGAAAAGATAGATTAATCTAAATTTTAAATTATTATTAAATTTTTTTTAAGTTTATTATTCATATAAATAACATGTCTCAAATGAATGTAGAAATCGTCCCAAGCAACGTCACTGCCATTGGAACTATCAGTTTTAAGGATGGTAATCCTGTAATTCAGTTTATTATCGGAGAACAAGATAGAATGCTTTTAGGTCAATCTGTAAGATTTACTGGTAAATTTAGAACTCTTTTAACGAATGCTTCTTCCAGCACTTCGGGAACTTCAAACCTCGCTATGAGTGAAAAATTAGGTGTATATTCTACAATTGATACACTCACTATAAAATCGCAGAGAACTGGTCAAACTATTGAATCTATTAGGCATTATAATCGTTTCCTATCCTCTTATCTCCCAGCAGTTAATTCACTTGATGATAATATGACTCATTTATATGAATCTGCTTTAATCCTTCCATCGTATGAAGCACAGACTCAGAGTGTTGTAAATATTCCATCTAGTTCATCTACTCAAAATCATTTCTGTATGAATCTTCCCTGTGGTCTCCTATCGGGTGGTAATCCTATCCCCCTTATGGCTGAGGCGGTAGGTGGTCTTCTTATTGAACTTCATTTAAGTCCAGACTCGCAGGTATTCCACACTACCGCTGATACTGATTCCGCAAGTTATAGTGAATCCCTTTATGAATTCAGTGATGTATCCCTTGTCGCAGAACTCGCTGACCCTGAACCTCAAATGCTTCAACAGATGAAATCTCAACCTTCTGGAACCTATGAATATAATTCATTATCTTCGTATTATCAAACTATTAACTCTGCGAATGGTATTATAAATTTCCAATTAGGATTAAGTAGAGTCCTCGGTGTTTTCGCGAATATTATCCCTGCTGCTCATATTAATAATCTCTTGTATGATGGTCTCGCTACTCTGTATCCAACTAATAATGATGGTTCATCTGCCGATATTAAAGAACTATTTTTTACTCGTAATGGTTCTAAGTTCCCAATTGATTATAATATCAATACTTTACAGCAGATTGATGCTAAAAATAAGGTTGTAGATTCTCAAATCATATATAATTATATGAATGCGATTTCTAAATTTTCTGATATTACAAGAACTACAGTCGGTCCTGTAAATTCCAGATTATCGGATGCTGGTCGCTTTGATAAAGATTTCGCAAATGGAGGATGTGCTTTCGGTGTAGGGGTCGCATATGATAATATTTCGGATCAAGGTGTAGATTTTCGCAACGTTAATTTCGGTATAAACATGTCGTTAGATTTAACTACTGATTCCCCGCAGGCATTCTTCGTCTTTGTTCATAGTAAAAATACCCTCGTTTTCGGCCCACAGGGGATGCAGGTGATGCAATAATTCATCCGTTAAGCAAAGCTAATCTAAGATTAAATAATTTTTTTTAATTTAAATTTTTTTAACATTCATAATATAAATATGAATAAATCAATGCCGACTCCTAATACCGAAGACCCCGATAATTTTGATGGTGAAGTTCAGGAATCTATGGTTGAACGCCAAGCAGTTTCCCCTAATGTTCCCAATCTCCTACGTGTTTCCCCTATGGATACTACTACTTCTACTGATGTAGAAACGAGTATTTTAGATCCTGTGGTTAAAAGTGATACATTCTGTAGATTTGTATTTTTAAACAAGGGTATCCTTCATAGTCATTCAAAGATTACATTAGGTTTAAATGCTCCTGATGCTAATACTCGTTTTTACTCTCCCAATGTAGGTATTCATCAATTAATCTCTCGCTGTGCTTTAAAGATCGGCACGAAAACTATTCAGGAGATTGATGGATATAATTTCTTATCTGCTTACAAGTCTATGTTTATCTCCAATGAACATCAAAAGGAAAGGGAACAGGTTCAATCTGGTAGATGTATCGCACACGAGTTTAGATATGATGATAGCACCTCTATTGCTGGTGGCACTGGGAATAATACTCAATCGTTTTTCTATGGTCTCTCAAACGGTAGGGAATACAATTCTGCTACTGGTGCTTCATTCACATCTGCTACACCTGATTTAAAAGTACATCAGTGGGCAGATATTAAAAATGAACCTGTATTCCAAATCGCTTTATCTGAACTATTCCCCATGCTGAAACAGACTCAGCTTCCCCTCTATATGATGCAAGAGCAGGTATCTGTTGAATTACATTTTGATCGTGTTAATGTTAATCGTGCTCAGGCTCCGAGTGGAACTGCTACTAATACATACACTGTTAATCAGGATGAAGTAAAATTAATCGCAGATTACATATATTATCCTCAGGAAATGATGACTGCTTATGCGAATGCTAATTCTACACTCACACTAAATCATTTTGATTATCGCCATAGTAAAGTATCTGTATCATCTACTACTGATGATGGGCAGACTCGTATTAGAAATCTCGGTGGAGCAGGTCGTATCGTCACTAAGGTTATTACAGGTCTTCAACCTGACCTCGCTACAAGTGATTTACAGACTACTAATAAATTTTGTAGTATTTCACCTGAAGGTAAATATGATTTCGGTGAAGCTCCTGCCGCAGGAAAAGAAAATGGTTCATTAACTGTGAATCTTAAATATAATGATCGTTTCTTATATCCTATTGACGTCACAAATCCATCTCGCCAGTTTCATAATACCGCTCAGGCAGAAGGGATGGTTCCATTCGTCACTCGTGAAGAATTCTGTGCCGAAGGTGTAGCACTCACTACCGATGAATTTATGGGATATTCACAGCAGTCGGGTGATGATGCGGATGAAGTAGGTGTTCTCGGTAGATTTAACTGGTTAGCATATCGTCTCAATCGAAATGAAAGAGTAAATACTCGTGGTATTGAATATTATTACAAGTATGATGGTCTCGGTAATGGCGGTAATTATACTCAGAGGTCGTGGTTAGAACTCGCTAAACTTACAACGATTAGTAATGGATTCGCCACAACTACGCTCCTTTAAGCATAGCACACTTCGTTAAATTTCATTATTTTAAATCAAAAAAAATAAATTTACTCTTTATATAATATGTCTCAGGGTGGATATAATCAAACTATTTTACTTGATGCTAATAGGTTATCAAGTGAAGAATATTCAGCGAGTAATCTCGCTCAAACTGATACAGCTATTTTTACAAATAGGGTATCTAGTGGTATTACAATTGATATCGGTGATCAGGTAAGTATTCAATCTGCTCATATCGCTCAAAGGGGAGCTGGTGGTTCAGTTATTCAAATGGATGGTGAAGTATTAGGTGAAAAAGAAATCATTA